TGCTGGTTAGCTAACATGCCATTAGAAACAAAATCAATTATTTTTTTATCGTCTCTTACTTGTATTTTAGCTGCTCTTTCAGCTTCATTAAAAGTATACTGGTCTCTACTAGCCGTTAATCTAGCAGCCTCGTCGTACTTACCAGCTTTATTTAACTTATCAATAGCAAAGTTAAATCTCTGCGTAGGATCCATAGCAGCAAGTTGCTGTTGCTCTGCTTGTTGTTGTTGTTGCTGTCTACGCAATCCCGGAGCTTGACCAATACCACGGGCAGCAGTAAACAGACCCTCTTGATAAGAAGGCTGTAGCATACTCTGTAAAAATGCTTGTGAAAACTTAGCCATGATTAACCTCCAAAGAGCCTTGACAACCAAGTGCCGTCATTGTTTTGATCTGTTATCCCCAAAAAGTCAAACAAACCTCCGCTACCGCCACCTATGCCCTCAATAATACTGCCTATATCTCCAAAACCACCCGGATCAATAACAGTACCAGACTTAGTAACCTGCGGTGTAAACAAACCAGCAAGTACGTTAGAGCCTATACCGCCTAACAGGTTAGCTCGTGCTTGCTCTGCCAACAGTCTAGACTCCAGACCAGACATAGCAGTCTCACCAAAGAGTCCTGTACCGTACAACTGAGCTTGTTGTTGTAGCTCTGCCATGCGCTGTGCTGGTTGTGCTGCTGCTAACAACTGTGTTTGTGGTAGGTAGCTTGCACCAAGGAACTGTTGTCCTAATCCTGCTTGCTGTGCTTGCTCTGCCTGAGCCTGCTGCATAGCACCTAGCATGGCTCTGTTACGAGCTTCTTCTTGCGCTGTAGCCATTGCTAGTTGCTCAGGAGTAGCACCGCCGTAAGCAGCAGAGCTGACACCAAGCCTACCTTGTGCCGCTAGACGCTCTTCTAATGCAAGACGTTGACGTTCTTCTTCAGGACGCTGTGCTGCCCTCATACGCTCGAATATGGCTTGCTCACGAGCTTGAGTAGGCTGTACTGCTTGACCAAAGAAACCACCTGCACCGCCAAACAACTGTTGTTGCATAGCTTGCTCTTGAGGTGATAGTGTCATACCTACTTCAAGACCACCTGTAGTAGGTTGTTGTTGAGCAAGTTGTCCAACAGGTACTTCAGTGAAGTTAGTTAGTGGCCCTTCAAGAAGCCCGCCTTGAGGTGGAGATAAGCTACGACGTTCAGCCGCAACTTCATCCATTCTACTTTTAATGTTTTGGTATCGACGTATATCTTCTCTTTGTTGCTCACTTATTCTTGCCATAGGAGGAAGATTATTAAGATCCATTTCTCCCATTCCGAGCATAGGTTCTTGGCCAAACTCGTTGGTACCACCCCTAATGCTTCTTGGGATAGACATTAACTGTCTTTGCAAATCTTCCATTTCTCTATTTAGTCCACCCATACCCGGAGGCAACGCCATTGATGGAGGTGCTGTTGGGCTAGGAGCAAAACCACCGGAGCTTGGTGCTGGCATTGTTTGCATGGGTTGACCACCCATACGCGCAGTAAACATAGCACCTGTAGGAGTAGTCACCGTAAACGGTTTAAACTGTGACTCAGCTTGACCACGCTCTGCAAGCTCCATAGCTCCGGGAACACGTACACCACCTACGGTTGTACCTAATATAGACTGCTCACCAATATCGCTTAGTCTGTCATAAGCCTCGTTTGTTAGTAGACCACCCACAACAGCTGGAAGTGCTGGAGAAACCGCAGATCCTATTTGTTGCAAGCCTCCATAAATATCACCAAAAAACTCTGTAATACCATTACTCATAGTAGTTTACCTATCAAAGCCATTACGTTAATCTCCTGAAGTGACAGTGGTGAGCCATCTATCTCTGACTCTAGACCTACCTGTACACTTGTTCCATATCCGGTGGTGTTGAGGCTACGCTGGTTTGTTAGCTGACCACCTGTAAATTCTACTGTTGTATACTCACTTTCACCGTAGAACCCAGTTATCTGCGTACCTACTGTAAACTCTGTTGTTGCGTATGTTGTATCAAAATCATAAGCCCACTTCATAAATACAACTGAGTTATTTGCACCAACCAGTGTAGGCTTTAACTTCTTTAATATTTTAATTCTAGCACTATCACCAAATGTCAAGCTTGGGCTGTAGTACTTAAACCTGTAACCACTGCCGTTATCGCTGTAGCCTGTATACGTACTAATCCCGCTACTAGTACCGATGTGCAACGTACCGTCTTCTAGTCGTGTGTACGATGTAAACTTAGTTGACGGCCATCGAGTAACACGGTATGATCCATTCTCTAATGTACCTCGTACGTCAAAACAGTATGTTACATCCTGACCTGTAAAGGTTAACAAGTAGAATCCTTCTTCAGGGCTATATACAGATCTAAAGAATTGTGTCTCGTTCTGTAGCGCAGCAATAATATCTTTTGTAATGTTACCAGATAAACTGCTGATAGGCATTGACTTTTCTTGTATTGTTCTGCCAAAGCTCTTAAGACCCGTGTGTGACAAAAACAATACGTCTGTTCCGGTGTACTGCACAGTGTCCCTGTTGACGCAACCAATACCTGCTACGGTGTCTGACAACGTCATAGAAGCAGGAGAAGTAGCACCGTCGTACACAATAATGCTGTGCTTACCAAAAATAATTAACAGACCGTTGTGAGCCGCTAAAGCTACAATCTCGTCATAACCATCGGGCCAGACTTTAGATACATCAATGTTGCCGCTAGAGCCTCCCGACCATGATGCTCCGTCTAACAAATCAGACCAGTAAATAGTAGACTTGTTAGTACTAAAGTCTGCAGTCCATAAACGACCGTACGCTGCTAACACCTCATGGCCGTACATAGTACTAGCAACGCCTGTAGCATGAGGATGACTTGACAGTGCTTCTACAGAGCCTACATGGTTTGAGTAAATCAATGGCTCGTAACCACGTTGAAAGAAAAACAAGTGGTCATTAAAGTTTACAATTTTCCAGTCGTTAGCGCTGATTGTATAACTACCGGGAGTCTCGTCTGCTAGTGTAGTTGTACCACTAATAATCTTATTGTTACCAACAGAAAAAACTTTAGTGTTGCCTGCATCATCTCTATATTCTTTAATACTGTACAAAGAGTCAGTACCAAGAACGGTCTTATTTGTTGTTACGACAGTGTGGCCCTTACGTGCAGCAATACGACCACGTTTGTCAATTACAGCGTTGTCTGCAATTTCTGCAAACGACGGATCTTGAGCCAGCGGCGAGTCTTCGGTGTTAACACCTTTGAATGCCGGAGCTACAAGATTAATACTCTTAAGTTCTTGAGCCATATCAGATAGTCCTAAATACCATCTCTTCGGGGTGCTTTGCTGCGTCTATAGCAATAGCGTCAGACAAGTACTGGTTAGCAATAGTGAAGTACTCAGCAGTTGACGTACCGCCTGTCTCACCACGCTCACGAGCCAACAACGCTACCGCAAGGTGTATCACTGGCATAGCAGGAATAAGCAACTCATCAGTGTTAGCACTCAAGTCTGCTTGTCGCTTAACAGTGTCTACACGAATGCTGTATACACCGTCTGGTGTTGGGCCTACAAGGATCTGTGTATCACCGTTAGAATCTAGACCGTTATAGGTAAAGTACCGTGGTGTTCCTTCTGCTGCGCTGCTAATGTACAACTGCTCGTTAAACCAGTCTTTAGTCTGATACTCCATAAAACAGTTATCAGTGTCATTAAGCATTGACATAACTTTAATGTTGTCACCACCGTCTGTTAGCGAGTACGTGTTGTCTGACGCAGCAGTAGATATTGTTATAGTTTCACGTAACGCAGACCAATCAGCAGCCTGACCAACCAATGTTTTAGCATCATTAATAAAGTCGCCTACCATTTTAACGTAGGTAGTACTAGTAACAGACGAAGTTTCTTCTTCACGGAGTCTGCGTAGTACGCTGTTCATAAGGTTAAGATATGTCATACCAGCATTCCTGTTTGTCTACCAAGAAATTTATTAAGTTCGCCTAAAGCGTCTGTTTGTTTTTGTGGAGCAAGTGCTATAGGTGTTAACGGCTGGAACGGACTAAGACCTTGAAGAAACGGATCAAACTCTATAACTTCTGGTTTAGCAAGTTGAGCAGAAATTTGCTGTTGTTGCTGTCCAAGACCCATTAAGCCACCTAAAAGACCTGCTCCTAATCCAGCAACGCCTTGACCTAAACCAGCAAGACCTTCACCAAGACCTGCTACTTGTTCGCCTAAACCAGAAACTTGTTGTTGTACTACGTCAAACTGCTCACCAAACTGTGACTGTAAGCCGCCCTCAACTTCAGCAAGTTGTTGTAATACACCTGCTTCCACGCCTGTAATTTCTGACAACAAACTAGCTTCAGTATCTGATAAGCTTGTAGCAAAGCCTTGCTCTGCTTCTTCAAGACGTTCTGTTAAGGTCTCTTCTGTTTGCTGTGAAGTTTCCTCAATAAGCTCTCGCATTGCTGATTCTTGAGTTAACATACCCTCTTGAAGAGCATTTAAGTTAACACCAACAAGTAAACTTAACTCACCAATACTAAGACCAAGCTGGTCATAGCGTTGACGACTTTCTTCGTCCATGTCTTCAATACGAGCATTGGCACGTATAACATCTTCAGCAACACGAGCCACATCTGTTGTTAACGTACCTAACCTACCGCCTAGTTCTGCTCGTTCTTCAGTAGCTATGTCAAGTTGTTGACCTGTTTGTTGCTCATAAGCATCAATACGTTCCGTTAAACGCTCGTTCATGCCTTCTATTTGAGCAGCAGCTTCACCACGAACGCCTGTAAGCTCTTCGGTTATTTGATCGCTTAGTCCACGACTACTAGCAATAGCAGCAGCCTCAACATTTGATATACCTTCTAAAAACTCTGACTGTATATTTAAAAGCTGTGCAAGTTGTTGTGCAGCATTAGTACTAATTTGTTCTTCAAGACCAGTAATTCTTTCGCCTGTGCGTTGTTCTGAGGCTGCAATATCCGTCCTTAAAGCATCAGTTACTTCTTCAAACTGTATACCTTGGTTTGCTAGAAGCGCGTTAAACTCTTCAGCATTTTCTGAAGCTTCTTGTAATAGTCGTTCTTCTACGCCTGTAATTTCAGATAGCGTTTGTAATTGAGCCTCAGAAAGGTCTGCCGCTTGTCCTTCACGTAAATCTTCAATAACACCAAGCAGTCCTTGGTACATTTCAATTCGTTCTTGAGTAGACTCTTCAAAACGCCCTTCTACGCTAGACTCAAACTCTTCTGTTTGTTGTTGTAGTCTTTCAACGTCCGAACTTAAAGTACCAGTAATATCGTCAAAACGTCTGCCTTGACTTTCTAAGAGTCTTGTAAATTCTTCGGCGTCTCCTGCGGCTTCTGTTAATAATCTTTCTTCAACACCTGAAAGCTCTGATAGCATACGAATTTGAGTTTCAGATAAAGCTGTTGCTGATCCTTGTCGATATTCTTCAAGACTATTAATAAGATTTTGTTCAATACGTATACGATCTTGTGCAGCTTGTTGTTGACCCGCAGTAAGTTCTTGATACTGTTGCTCTTGTTGTTGAGCTATTTCTTGTCTTTCTGTAGCAGCTTCTGCCAGTTCTTCACTAAGTTCTTCTCTTGTTTGTTCAGCATACTCACGTAGCGCATTAGTAGCTTCTTCTTGACTAAGCTGTCCTGAACGTAACTCAGCAATGTTAATATCAGTACCTTCAAACATCTCTTGCATTGTTTGATTTGACTGTGCAAGTAAGTCACGCATCTCTTGACTAAGCTCTGTAGTCTGACCACGAGCTTCAACAATAGCTTCCATAAGACGCTGACGATCTTGTTCTGCTTGAGTAAAACTTGCTTCTTGACTAGTTCTTATGGCTTCACGTTCTGTAGCAGCTTGTTGTATATCTTCTCGTAAACCGCTTACGTTTTCAGCAAGGCCATTAACAACTTCAGTAACACCGCCAAGGTCGTTAATAATTTGTTGTTGGTTTTCATCAAGATTTTCTATCTGACCGCCTTGACGGACAAACTCACGTACTGCTTCACTTTGTTGTTCTGTAAGGACACCTAAAGAAGTTTGTATTCCTTCTATTTCTGTATTTTGATCTTCAAGAGATGCTAATATAGGTTCAATATTTGAACTAAGCATTCCTTCAAGAACTGCAGGATCAACGTCTCTACCATCTCTACCGTCTACACCGTCAACGCCATCTCTACCGTCTACGCCATCACGACCGTCTACTCCGTCTACGCCATCTCGACCGTCAGCACCATCTACCCCATCAATGCCGTCTCTGCCGTCTGTACCGTCTGTACCATCTGTACCATCTGTACCATCTCTGCCATCAACACCGTCTATTCCATCTCTTCCGTCAACGCCGTCTATACCATCAATACCATCACGACCGGGATCGCCTTGTGGCCCTTCAACAGGTTGAGGAAAGTATTCAGAAAACATTTCTTCAGTAATAGTAGATTCAGCTTCAAGACCCGTTTCCTCTGCTGTTGTGTCAGCAAAAATATCTTCTACCGGCTCCGGCAAAGTTGGTGGCTGTATATCTATAGGAAGATCTGGTTCAGGTTCTTCTTGTTCTTCTGGTTCAATTACTTCAACTTCAAAAGGATCTTCTTCAAGAGGCGTATCAGGCTCAAATAAATCTCCCGGATCACCTGTC